GATATGAAAGGTGATATGGGTCGTAAGCCTAAACAATTAACTGCATTAGTGCGTAATACAGTGAACATGATAGGTAGTTGTAATGTTGGATTAGTTTGTACTAATCATACGTATGCATCACAAGATATGTTTGACCCAGATGATAAAATATCTGGTGGACAAGGATTTATCTATGCATCTTCAATAGTTGTAGCAATGAAAAAACTAAAATTAAAAGAAGATGAAGCAGGTAATAAAATAAGTCAAGTACGTGGTATACGTGCTGGTTGTAAGGTTATGAAAACACGTTATGCAAAACCTTTTGAAGGTGTGCAAGTAAAAATACCTTATGAAACTGGTATGGATCCTTATAGTGGATTATTTGATTTATTTGAAGGTAAAGGATTATTAGAAAAACAAGGCAATCGATACAAATATATAGACAGTAAAGGCGAAGAAACATTAGAATATAGGAAAAACTGGACCGGTAAACTTCTTGATATGGTAATAAATGATTTACCAGAAAAAGAGGTTCAATTGGTAAATATGGACAACGTGAACGAAGAAGTTACGAATGTACATATTGAGGAGCCAGTAGCAAATGGATGACGAGCACATTGCTGATATTTGGTTAACACTTAAAGAATATATAGATAAAAAACATATAGAAATGGCCGCAGAAAGATACGTAGATCTAATGGCGGACTATGGTGTTACAGATGAACAATTTAATGATTTATTAGGAAATGATAAAAATTTAGATCAAGCAATCACATATTATTTAGATATGAATGATTATGACGAAGATTATGATGATGACGAATATGATGAGGATTATTAATGGGTTGGTACAGTGAAGTATCACGTAATATTGAAAAAATTCCTGAAGCAATACAGTACTTTGAAAATGAACTGAAAAAAGCATTGCCTGAAACTAAATTAAAAGGCAATGTTGAAAGAAGTGCGGCCGAATTGCCAGGCATTGTTGAACAACGTTTTAATCAATTACAAGAAATTGAAGCGATATTAAATTATTTGAATATAGAATTACGTAGATTACGTAGCACTTTTTTTAGAAAATATTTAGAAAATTATCAACGTGCATTATCAAGTAGAGATGTAGAAAAATATGTTGATGGTGAATCAGATGTAGTAGACTATGAAAAAGTAATAAACGAATTTGCATTGTTGAGAAATAAATGGTTGGGTCTTTTAAAAGGCTTAGATCAAAAACAATGGCAAATAACTAATATTGTAAAACTCAGAGTAGCAGGTATGGAAGATGCATCTTTGTAAATATACATATGAAATTAAATGTAATAATACCGGCCGCAGGCAAAGGAACTAGATTAAATTTACCCTATCCTAAAGAAATATTAAGAATTGACAAATCTCAAGCACTAATTGATTTTACTTTTGATTTTTTTGCAAATTACAATAGAACCCAAGTAGAATTTATTGTAGTTATAAACGAATATAAAACAGAAATAATAGAATATCTATCTAAATATAAAGAAAAATACAACATTAGTTTTACTTTTCAAAATCCAAACGAATTAGAATACACAGGTGCAATTAAAAGTGCTAAACATTTGTTTGGAGATTACAATGTTGTTTTATTACCAGATACAATTTTAAAATTAAAAAACAATGCTGATTTATATACTATAGTTATGGACAGATTAAATTCTACTGGATTTACTTTTTTTTATAAAACAGAAACCAATGCACTCATGTTATCAACAAAAGGAAGTTTGTTTATAGAAAATAATCTTGTAAAACTTTATGAAGATAAACCTACAGAAAATTATGATAGATTTAATGCATATTGGACAAGTTTTGCATTCACAAAAAATAATTTTGATTCAGCAATGAATTTTATGGAAAAAAGCACTTTAAAAGAAAATGTAAATATTAATGATATAAAAAATACTCCTATATATAATTGCAAAGGCATCGAAGTAGAAGATTATATGGATTTAGGAACATGGCCTGAATTAAGACGTATGTTATCAGAATACGAAGGAACAAAATGAAATTTTATTTGCCCGTAGGAGAAGATGTAAATAGATATAGTTTTCGCTCAAGAGGAACTTTGCTGTTAGAAAATATGCCAAAAGGACATGGTTCTATAGAATCATGGGGTTCTATTAATACACATGATATATTTGTTTTTGGCAAAAAAATTAACAACGATCTAATTACACATTTAATAGAAAAGAAAATTAAGTTTATAATAGATGTAAGTGACTGGAAACCAAAAGCATTAAATCATCTTTATGTTAAATCTGGTCCACATGCAAAAGCATTTGTTGCAACTTGTGATTATCTAGCAGACTTAATAGGACAAGTTACAGAACGTAAAGTACATGTAATACAAGATCCTACTGAAAGAAAAGAAGTCTTGCCAATATATAAAGAATTTAATAAAAATAGTATTGTTAATTGTTTATGGTATGGTGGAAGAAAAAATTTAAATCATTTTGAAGTTCCTAAATTAGAAGCAAACTTAAAGAAAGTACATCCTAATGCACATTTAACTATACTTACAAACAAAAAAAGAGATGACCCTGATCATTGGGTCGATTGGTCTTTTGAAAAACAAAATGAAATGGTTGCTAATACAGATTTTGTTATTATACCAACATCTGAACGAGAAAAACATTTAGAACATGTAAGATCTAAGGGTAACAATCGTCCTATTGATGCTATTAGACAAGGAAAATTTGTAATAACTACAACCACTATTCCTAGTTATGTAGAATTAAAAGATTATTTGTATGCAGGAGATATTTTAAGAGGATTTAAATTTGCGTTACAAAACCCTAAAATGGTTTATGAGAAAATATTAAAAGGACAAGAGTATATAAGAAATTTTTATGAGCCAAAACAAATTGCAAATAAATGGTTAGAATTAGAAAGGAAAATAATAAGTGAAGAAAGTATATAATTATTGGTTTCCTGATACTGATATTCATTTTGAAAGAATGTTTAACAAAAGTTTAAATAAAGGCGGCCCTGCAGAATATCAATACGAAGTAAGAGATAAGGCATGTGAATATGTGAATGATTTTTCTCTTGCAATAGATATAGGAGCAAATGTAGGATTATGGGCTAGGCCATTAAGTGAAAAATTCACATTAGTTAAAGCATACGAACCCATGTCTCAAGTTTTAGAATGCCTACATAAAAATTGTGCAGGACATAATGTAGAAATACACGAACATGCATTAGGTAATACAAATGGAACTGTAGAAATGATTTTTACAGAAGATAACACAGGAAATAGTTATATTTCTGGAAAAAACGGTTCTATAAAAATTGCAAGGGTTGACGATTTAGATTTGCCAAAGTTTGGATTATTAAAATTAGACGTAGAAAGACATGAACTAGAAGTACTTAAAGGTGCTACAGAAACTATACTAAAATATAAACCTATAGTAGTTTGTGAACAACATCCTGATACAGAATATGGTGCTGGTTCTTTTTTAAAAGATTTAGGCGCAAAAGAATTAGGAAATGTAAGCAAAGATTACATTTTTGGATGGTAGAATAATATACGTATATAAATATCTATATGACAAATATTGTTTTAGTTACAGGTGGTTTTGATCCTATTCATACTGGCCACATTGCTTATTTTAAAGCCGCAAAAAAATTAGGTGATAAACTAGTTGTTGGTGTAAACAGTGATGAATGGTTAGCAAGAAAAAAAGGCAAATCATTTATGCCTTTTGAAGAACGTGTTGGATTAATCAAAGAATTACGAATTGTTGATGAAGTTATCGGTTTTGACGATAGCGATAATACAGCATGTCAGGCAATATTTCATACAATGACTACAAACACAGGTACAATAATATTTGCTAATGGTGGTGACAGAACCAATGAAAATATACCTGAAATGAATACATATGGAGATCATCCAAATGTAAAATTTGAATTTGGTGTAGGCGGAAATAATAAAATCAATAGTAGTAGTTGGATATTACAGGAATGGAAAGAACCTAAAACACTTAGGAACTGGGGATATTATAGAGTATTGCACGAAAACGGATCAGAAGTAAAAGTAAAAGAACTAACAGTTGATCCAGGAAAAAGATTAAGCATGCAAAGGCATGAAAAAAGAGCAGAACATTGGTTTATATCAGAAGGTGAAGCAACTGTATATGGTTTAGATTGTTCAACAGATATAATCTCAGAAACATACCAACAACATAAAGCATTACATATTGATAGAAGACAATGGCATATGCTAGCCAATGAAACTAAAAAGCCGTTAAAAGTTGTAGAAATACAATATGGTGAAAATTGTGTGGAGGAAGACATTGAGCGGAGAACTTAAGAAAGCATTGGAAAATGCAGAAAGAATTAAAAGAACGGGTATAAAGCCTTTAAAAGTTTTTGTAGGTTGGGACAGTAGAGAAGATATTGCATATCAAGTATGTAAACAAAGTATTCTAAATCATGCAAGTGTTCCAGTTCAAGTTATTCCTTTAAAACAACAAGAACTTAGAAAAAGAGGAATTTATTGGAGAGATGAAGATAAATTAGCAAGCACTGAATTTACTTTTACAAGATTTTTAGTACCATTTCTTTCTGACTATGAAGGTTGGTCACTTTTTATAGATTGTGATTTTGTTTTCAAAACAGATATTAAAGAATTATTTGATTTAGCAAACGACAAATATGCAGTGATGTGTGCCCATCATGAATACACACCAAAGGAAGGTATGAAAATGGATGGTAAAGCACAAACACAATATCCTCGCAAAAATTGGAGTTCTTGCGTTTTATTTAATTGTGGACATTCATCTAACAGAAAATTAGACGATACATTAGTTAATAATGAGCATAAGACAGGTGCATACTTTCATAGGTTCAGTTGGTTACCTGATAGTCAAATTGGCCAATTTAGTCACGAATGGAATTGGCTGACTGATTGGTATGATGAACCAGAAGATGGAACTCCTAAGGCATTACATTATACTGAAGGTGGACCATGGTTTGAAGAATATAAAGAATGCAAATATTGTAGCGATTGGTACAACGTAAAATTATCGTATCTTGAAACAAAAAATGATCAATTGTGGGAAAGAATAAAATTAGGAGATGAAAAATCCGAACGTGGATTACTTGATACCACTGGTGAATCTTTAATACTTCCAGACCAAAAAAAAAAATTAATCAAAACAGCATTTAATATATTAAAAGATCCTGACGGGAATTATTATGATATAGATATAAAGGAGCAAATAATGGCAATACGAGGAGATAGAGTAGCGGCAATAAATCCAGGCACTATTGTAGATGGCGGTACTGATCCTACTAGAAAAGGACTGCTATTTGACGAATATTTAGAAGCATTTGTTTTAGGATCTCCCGCAGGAAAATTAATCGAATGGACAGCAGAACAAGAGAAAGAAACTATACCTTTAGTAATTAGAGGATTAGGCAAACAGAGTCAACTAGCATTGAAAAGTTGTATGCATTATAAAAGAGAGTTTTATTACATAGATAGCGGTTATATGGGCAACGAAACTACTAAAAGTAAAATATTTCATAGAGTAACAAAAAATAATTTACAAAATTATGGTCCAATGATTTCTCGTGATCACGAAAGACTTCCAAAATTAGGATACAAATTTAAGCCATTTTTAAAGACAGGAAGTAAAATATTAATTTGTCCACCTAGTAATAAAGTAATGAAATTTTGGGGACAACCTTTAGCAGAAGATTGGACTAAAAGCGTTACAAAACAATTAAAGAAAATTACAGACAGAGAAATTGTAGTCAGATTAAAACCAAAAAGGTTTGAACGTATATCAGATAAAAATATAATTTTTGCACTACAAGACGATATACATTGTGTAGTCACTTACAATAGTATTGCGGCAACAGAAGCATTACTTAATGGAATTCCTGCTGTTGCTTTAGGACCTAATGCGGCTCAAGTTTTGTGTAATAATTCTTTAGAAGATATAGATGATCCTTATTATCCTAATTTAGATGAAATGCTTGCATTTGCCGCACATTTAAGTTACGCACAATTTACTAGAAGAGAAATGCAAGACGGAACTGCTTGGCGTATTTTAAATGAAAGTAATTAATTATCTAAGTAGTGTACCAAAAGGCAACACTAATAGACAAAAAGAATTATTGTTGTTACATTTTCATGAAGGTGTGTTAAAACATAATGATCAAAGTTCTTTGCAAGATCAACACATTGTACAACAAACAGATGTAGCAGTAATACAAGGTTGGGTATATGCAGATCATAGACCAAGACATTTAAAATTAAGACATGATGTTATACAACAACAAATTAACAATAACCAATATGTGATTGTTGCTGATGCAAACTTATTTTTGTTTGCAAATAAAGAAAATCCTCATGGCTATCTAAGATATAGTGCAAATGGCATATTTCCAACAACTGGTATATATTTTGATTCTTTACCTGATTCAAACAGATGGAAACAAATTGCAAAAGATTGTAACATAAGTTTACTGCCTCAAGTTAAAACAGGAGATTCAATTTTGATTTGCTGTCAACGAAATAGTGGGTGGAGTATGAAAGGAATTAAAATTAGTGATTGGCTAGGACATGTAGTAAAAAAAGTTAGAAAATATACAGATAGAAAAATTATTATAAGACCTCATCCGGGAGACAAAAGATCTTATCAATGGATTTCAGAAGCAATAGAACTAACACCAATTAAAAAATTAGTTGCAGATGGACATGTAAGATTTAGTATTCAAGGTGTGCCTATTGAAAAAGATTTACAAAATGCATGGGCAGTAGTAAATCACAACAGTAGTAGTATAGTTGGACCAATTATACAAGGCTATCATGCTTTTGTTACAGACCCAACAGATAGTCAATGTAAAGATGTTTCAAATACAGACTTTAGTAAATTAGATAGTCCTGATGTATTTGATCGAGAAACTTGGCTTGCAAAAAAAGCAATGTCACATTGGAAGTTTGATGAATTAAAATCTGGCGAAGCATGGGCTCATTTTAAAAATTATTTAAGCCAATAATCCTCAGTTCTTTCAACCATTAAGTCTTGTGGCTTGGTGCTTTTACCTACTTCTTTTCTATCACCTTTTAAATGATCTATGTATGCACCCAAATCACTATTGATAACAGGGTGTCCTTCACCATTAATTAAATTGCCACTTATATTATAAAAACGTGCTTGTGGGTTTTTGTCTTGTACTACTTTTCTTACTTCTTCAAACACAAAACTATCATGCCATTCTTCCAAAGAAAATATTCCATTTTCTGCATCTTCATACATATTTTCAAACTTTTTGATAAATTTGTGTGCAACTTTATGTTCCATATTCAAACCATAGAAACCACATTCTGGCCATTTTATACCTCTACCTAAATAACACATCCATGCATTATTTGGTAAGAATTTTACAAAATTTTCATATGACCAATCTGCATGTACATAAGTGTCAGCATCCATCCATACTACCCAAGAATCTTTATTGTTTTTACAAGCATCAAATACTGCGTAAGTTTTATTTGCAAAACGTACGGCATCCCACTTAAATTTTTTGTGCCAATCTCTTGGGCGTCTTGCTTTAATATTATCTGGTGGAATGCCGTTTGCTCTTGGATCATTGGCCCATCGTGTTTTGAATTCGTTTAATTTAGTCAACACTTGTTTAGCATATAATATCTTTATCTGATCAGGATCAGGATTGTCTGGCATACATTCTTCTACATAAACTAATAATTTTATTTTTTTATCAACCTTTTCTGCAAAAGAATTTATAAATCTTTGTCCATATTGTTCCATTCCTGGTTTATGAAAAGTTGTTAGCACAGTTACATTAGTCATTGACTTATCCTTATGTATATGTTATATTTAATAATGAAGTTTAAATTATGGAGAGAATATGGTGCTTTAAATTCCTCTACGGTATTTGATGCGTTTGAATATAGCCTAGTTTCTGCAGGACATACAATAGTAGAACACGATGCAGATATAGATGTTATATGGAGTGTTCTTTGGAATGGAAGAATGGCTCCTAATCAACAAATTTGGAAGGACGCAAAGAACAAAAATAAAAATATTATTGTGTTAGAAGTAGGTGGTATAAAAAGAGGTATAACTTGGAAAGTAGGATTAAATGGTATCAATCGAGATGCATACTTTGGTCCAAAAAATAACGATAATAAAAGAGCAAAAAAACTTGGCTTAAAATTACAACCTTGGCGCACAGAAGGAAATTACATTCTTATTTGTGGACAGCATGAAAGAAGTCAACAATGGGTTGGTATGCCTAATATGACTGCTTGGCTAGGTAATACAATTAACACTATTAGAGATTACACTGATATGGATATATATTGGAGGCCGCATCCTAGGTATCCTGTACAGTATGTAGAAAATGATTTTAAAAACGTTGTAAGACAAAGTCCTAGCAAATTAGAAAACACATATGATGATTATGATTTTAATGTAAGAAGTGCATGGGCTACAGTAGCCTTCAGTAGTAATCCAGGGCCACATAGTGTCATTGCAGGTATTCCAGCATTTGTAGGCACTAGTAGTTTAGCATATGATGTAGGCAATCATAGTTTAAAAAATATTATGAATCCACATATGCCTGATAGACAGCAATGGTTAAATGATTATGCTTGGACTGAATTTACAATAGACGAAATAAAAGACGGTATCCCATTGAAAAGATTGACAAAATGCTTGTAAGGTGTTATAGTAAGATATGAGTTCAAACAATTCAGAGTATATAGAAGATTATCTGCATTATCTTGTTGGAGAAATTGGTGTAGATTTTTCTGACGAAAAAATATTACATAGCATTAATAAACAAATAAACACTAAAGGACTTGCATTAACAGATCGACAATATGATTTTGTTTATAATAAAATTTTGAATTACAAAACAAAAATAGAAGAATTTGGAAAAACTCTTCCTCAAGAAAAATTAAAAACAAGAACTCCTTTGCGAACAATTGATAGAAGCAAATATATTAAAGTTGTAAACATTGACAATGTCAAATGGATAGAAATAAGATTTCCTTTTAACAAAAAAACAATATTAGACATTGAAAAAATTAAACCTCGAGGAAATTACATTGATCAGTACAAACATGAAAAAAGTTCTCATATACATCATATAAAATTTACTGCATATAATGTAAAAAAGATATTAGATATTTTTACAAATAAATGCTTTGAGATACAAAAAGAACTTATTGAATATTATTATAATCTTGATGATATAATTAAAGAATATGATAAATTTTATAGTATTCAAAAAAATACATTATTACAAGAATATAACAACGACAAAGTAAAATTTATGGATGATAGATTTTACAACGGTCATAATTTTAATTTAGATTTAAGCGGAAATACACTGACAGATAAAATTGCTAGTAGAGATACTTCTATATTTTTAGCACAAAAATCTATATATAAATTTAATGAAGTAGTAGAAGCACTTGTAAAACTAAATAGATTTCCATTGTGTGTTTTAATAGATACTGGTTCTCCAGCCCTAGCCAAACTTCAAGCGGATGAGGATACGGTATATTCTCAGTTGACACAAATTTATGATTCTTTCAAGTATGTATTTTCTGATCAAGAACAAAGTGTTTTATTTAGAGTAGATAATAAAAAGAATAAACAAAGTGTTGTAAATAGTTTTATCAAAAATAATAATTTAAATAATTGGGTAGATGCAAATACAAAAATTGTTTACATAATGAAAAATAAACTTCCTAAATTATTTTTGAAGACAGATGATTTTATTCCTAGAACTGCATTGTCTTTATCTAGTATAGGTAATCAAAATCATGTTGAGTTATATGTTAGAAATAGATGCGATTTAATTTTATATTATGATGAAGAATTAAGCCTTATTAGCAGAAGTGTATGGTAATGAAAACTTGCAAATTAATAATTGAAGATGAAGTAAATATCAAACTAGAAGGACTAGAAGTTGATATACGTAGAAAGTTGTCTAATAGTTTAAAATTTGAAGTGCCTTATGCTAGGTACATGCCTCAATATAAATTAGGCCGATGGGACGGAAAAGTTGCTTTTTTTGGCATTGGCGGTAGTGGCTATGTAAATCATCTCAATATTGTTAGCGAAGTATTGAAAAAAAATAATGTAGAAATTGTTGATATTGAAGATCGAAGGCACCCTATACAAATCGATTTTAAGGAAGTAACAGAACGTTATTGGGCTGATCAAGGTGTACGTTGGCCTAAAGGACATCCTGCTGAAGGTGAAGAAATAATTCTACGTGATTATCAAGTAGAAGCAATCAATAACTTTGCAAACTACCCACAAAGTCTACAGCAGATTGCAACAGGTGCAGGAAAAACAATTACAACAGCAACACTAAGTCACATGAGTGAAAAGTATGGACGAAGTTTAGTTATTGTTCCAAACAAATCACTTGTTACACAAACAGAAGAAGATTATGTAAACTGTGGTCTTGACGTTGGAGTTTATTTTGGAGATAGAAAAGAGTTGGGTAAGACTCACACCATCTGCACTTGGC